TACATGGATTTTGGGAGGATGTAAAGTGGTTACCATTACTGAAAGATAGCTTCAAAACAAAAGAATTACCTATAGATGTAAATGCAGTAACAACAAGAGTTATGTTAATAGTATGTGAAGCAGCAGAAGCCACCGAAGCATTGAGAAAAGGTGACAGGGAAAATTTTAAAGAAGAATTAGCTGATATTGCAATAAGATTATTTGACTTAGCAGGTGGCCTGGATATAGATTTAGAAACTGAAATAATTAAGAAGATGGAAAGAAATAAGTTGAGAGAATACAAGCATGGAAAGGCTTTTTAGATGAATAAGAAAGTTTGGCAAGAAGTACAAGAGAGGTCAGAGGGATATTGCGAGTATCCCTCCACCAATGGTGGCAAGTGCATGTGTAATTACATGGTTCAAGAACATCACGTATTCGGAAAATACAACAGAAAACGTCTTGAAATGGTAGAAACAGTATACAACCTATGCTATACACACCATTTAAATAGTAGCACAGGGGTACATTTTAATAAAGAAAATAGAGAAATGCTTGAAGAATTAGCAAAAGAAGCATTAAGAAATAAAGGTTGGAGTGACCAAAGGATAGCAAAAGAATTATATGGGGATTCAAGAGAATATAGGGGGTCAAATAATGAATGAAGGTAAGGCATTTGAAAAAGACTTAATCAGTAGTGTACCTGAAAGTTGGTTTAAATATAGATTAAATGATAGTGGCGGAGCATGGCAGGGTGGAGAAAAATCAAGGTTTACTCCTAGCAATATAGCTGACTTTATAGTTTATAACGGTAACTTATGGTTGCTAGAACTTAAAAGTCACAAAGGAAAGTCTATACCGCTATCCTGCATAAGACCAAAGCAATTAGAGGGATTAGTAAAGGCAACTACTAAAAGTGTCAAGGCAGGCTTTATAATCAACTTTAGAGATATAGAAAAGACTTACTTTGTATATGCAGACAACTTAGATTACTTTATAAAAATGGAAACTAGAAAAAGTATACCTCTTAGTTGGATAGAACAGTATGGAATACTAATACCACAAGTTAAAAAACGAGTTAGATTTAATTATATCTTAGAGTTTATGGATGTGAAATTATGAAGATAACAAGTGAAATGAAAGCAGAGATAAACAAATTATATGACAATGGCGGAACTGCTGGAGATATAGCAATACAATTTAATATTAGCAAAATTAGTGTTAATACTTGTTTGTTAAATCCACGCAAACAAGGCAATAAAACGAAGATAACGGAAGAAATGGTAAAACAATTTAAAAATTTATATTATGACCAAGAAAAATCTACTTGCTTTATAGCCAAACAATTTGATATAAGCCATACAACGGTAGCAAAGTACTTAGATATGGGGTGGAAGTAATGATTGATACAGTTGATATAACCAAAGAGATATATGATTCAGCACATAGGTTACAGGGTGCAGGGGATGCACTCTTTAAATTAGCACAAGCCATGGCCGAAACGGAAAGAACTTATCGCAGAGCACTAGGGATTGAAATTATAAAATTAAAAACAGATAAGATGCAAGCAACATTAATACCTGACATAGCTAGAGGATTAACCGCAGACTTGAAGTTTGAAAGGGATTTAGCCGAAGCAAGATATAAAAGTGGTAGGGATAATTTGCAGGCCATACAAAGCCAAATGAACGGACTTCAATCTATTTTAAGAGTACAAACAAATATAGGGGGAGTGTAAACAATGAACATTATTGAAAAATTACTAATTAGAATGAAAATAGCTAGATCACTAAAAATTAATATGGTAGACACTGACAAACTAATCTATCTTATGAAAAAAGAGGTACAAGCTAAATGAAAACCTTTTTATTAATAGCAATGTGGTATGTATTTATAGTAGGTTCAATCTTCTACAGAATAGCAAGTGTAAACCAAAAGGGATAAAATAAAGGGGGAGAGGGTATGAATAAAGAAGAACTATCTAAATTAATACGCATTAAAGATGAAATAGAACAAATTAAAAGGGAATTATCTACCATCGAACCTGAATATGGAACAGATGCGGTAACTGGTTCAAGTCCTTATTTCCCGTATGTCAAGCATAGTATAATAATAGAGGGTTACGATACTAAAACTTATGAACACAAAATAAAGAGAATACAAAATAGAATGAACCGTAAATTAATAGAACTTGTAGAAGAAAAGGACAAACTTACAGAATATATTTATAACGTTGATAATAGCGATTTAAGGCAGATACTAACTTATAGATATATAAATGGTTTAGGGTGGGAGCAGATAGGGGATAAAATGAAATATGCTTCTATAACTGTAAGGGTGAAGCATGATAAATTTTTAAAGCGTATTACATAAAAAAAAGAGGGGGTTTAAATACCCTCTCTTTCTCCGTATATTCTGACCATACAATCCCTAGTTATAAGCCACACGTTACCACTTTTTTTATAATCAACTCCCTCTACTACCTTAGAAGTATTAACTAGCTTACGGAGTGTACTATCATTCAATCCCCATATAGTCGCAGCTTCCATAAAAGACATAATTTCATTTAACATTTATAATCCCCCTTACCATCTATTAAGTGTAAACCAACCGGGTAATGTTTTTAACTGTTCTTCCGCTGCCTTATAACATTCTAATGATGTATTGTATTGTATAACTATTTGAGTGATATTTTCCTGTACTGCTAAATCCTTTATTAACTGTGATTCTCTATTCAATAATGATTTTTCGATATGTTTAATATCTAATTTAGTTGCTTGATATTCTGCTAAGGTTATTTCCTTTCTAAAATTTCCTTTAGATACTCCAATATAAAAATGCTCATATCGTTTAGTATAATATGTGTTATATCCTTCTAGTTTAACATAATTCATTATACGTTTGGTAATCTGTTTACCTTCTTGACTTTTAAGTTGTGATATTAGTATTTTATATATTTTAATTTCTTCTCTTAATTCTACTATGGTTTTATCAGCATGAGAAAGTATTTTGTTATAATCCTCTGTTGCTAGTTTATATCCGGTATTCATTATATTGTACCTAATAACTTTTTGACTAATTCTATACATTCATTATCAAAGTTACCAGCAGGAGTAAAAGACCCTAACCACCTTAAATAACTAAACCATGAAGTTGGTTGCTCATTGTGTTTATTATAATACATTTCTTTATACTTAGGCATAAACTCTATTATTATTTGTTTATTAAAATTCATTGTTTACACTCCTTTAAATATGTGGCGGTTTAGGTTTACCGCCAACCATTTAGATTAAGTTAATGATGGTTTCATATTAGAAGTTATTTTCTTTGAACCATGTATTTCTCTAATTTTTTCCATTGGTAACTCGCCATAATGTTTTTTGCTTGATCTAGTTCCAAGATACCAAGATATTTTCTTTTTAGCCCAATGAAATCCAAGTTCGTGAAATAATTCTACATATAATCCAGTTGTTCCTGTTACCCATAACCAGCTGCCGCAAATTTCAATTTCAAGTCCTGGGCAGTTTATCAATCTTTCAATTATCTCTTTAAAGTTTTCAGCATATTCATATTCATTTACATCAGCTTTAGCAGTATGTTTAAGAGTTTTTAAAAGTGTATCATATTCAGAGTTTAATATTTGCATATTTTCTAAGTTGCCGCCTTTGTCCGGGTGAAGTATAAAAGCTAGTTTCCTATATAGTGACTTTAATTCCTCGATAGTGTTGATGTTTTGTAAGTATTTCATAATTTGTTGCCCCCTCATATTTTTGTTTTGTTTGTGTTGTTAATATTAGTATATCACGTTATCGTGAAAAGTATACATAAAGTGTTCGACAAATAACGACTTCGTGAAATAATGAGGTACAATTACATTAAAGTATTAAAAGTATATCAACTAATATCGTTTTGAATGTGGTACATTTATATTGTAAAGAATTAACATATTATAGATAACAAAAGATCTACAGTGATGTACGAAACTTAATTTTATTCTATATGCCCCCCATATAGATAAAGAGCCTAGCAGATGTTAGGTTCTTTTTTAATGTTATATATGAAACAATTCCAAATGTCGAAACTTGCGTTTATTTATTTTAAGAAAAGAGTATACAATACGGAAAATGAGAGTATACTAAGAGTAAGAAAACAAATAAAACACACTCACCGCAAGGGAGTTAAGATGTTGGGGGAAATTACAATGTTAAATAAATATGAATTAGTAAATAATGAAGGATGCCTAATGGATACAATATCAGCACTAAGTTTTAAATCAGCTAGATCATACTTTGTTGGTAAATTCAGCGGCAAGTATAAAATTATATGTTCTGAAAAACTTGAAACTAAAAATGTAAGATTATAATGGCTAGAGTAGAGATAGTATTAACACAAGAGGTTAAAAATAAACTAATAGAGATAGCCAAAGCAGACAACAGAACAATGACAAGCATGATAATACAATTAATTGAAGATAGATATAGAAGCCTTAATAAATAGGGCTTCTTTTATTTTATAAAGGTGTAGCCTACCCGAAAAGGTTATTTGTAATAGGTGCAGTTAGAGTTAAAGCATTCTGCACGTAAGTAAACAAATGCAAACATTCTAATCAAGAGTGTAGAGAGATAGTTTTACCTATTACATTATATAAAGGAGGTATTAAGATGTTAACCAATAAACAAGAATTATTCATACAACATTATATGATTACTCTTAATGCTACCCAAGCAGCTATAAAGGCAGGATATAAAGAAAAAACCGCTAGAGCAATAGGGTTTGAAAACCTAACTAAACCTAACATAGCCAAAGAGATAGAGGAAAGGCTACAGAAACGCGCCACAGACAACGGAATAACCGCAGACTATGTCCTAAAGGGTATTAAAGCAATAGCCGACAGAGAGGGCATAAGAGAGGGTGACACACTAAAGGCTTATGAGCTGTTAGGTAAACACCTTAAACTCTTTACAGATAAGATTGAAAGTGAAAACACTAATCACAATGTAAATATAGTTGATGATATAAAATGAGTACAGTTAAATTAAAAGATATAATAGCATCTAGCTTTTATATAGTTCATAAAGCATTGAAGAATGAAGAATATACACATTACTGGTTAAAAGGCGGCAGAGGTAGTACAAAGAGTTCATGTATTAGCATAGAATTAATATTAGGTATAATGAAAGATATTGAAGCTAATGCGGTTATATTACGTAAGGTAAGAGATACATTAAAGGATTCAGTATATGAACAGCTTATATGGGCAATAGATACATTGGGAGTAGACAAGTATTGGGAACAAAAGGTAAGTCCTTTATCGCTAACCTACATACCAACAGGACAGAAGATAATATTTCGTGGTGCTGATAAACCTAAAAAGATTAAGTCTATTAAATTCAGTAAAGGCTACTGTAAATATATATGGTATGAGGAAGTAGACGAGTTCAATGGAATAGAAGAAATAAGAATGATTAATCAATCCTTAATGCGTGGTGGAAAGAAGTTCAATGTATTATATAGCTATAACCCACCTAAGAGTGCTAATAACTGGGTTAATACAGAGGTACAACTCACTAGAGAGGATAGGCTAGTACATCATAGTAACTACTTATCAGTACCGAGGGAATGGCTAGGAGAACAGTTTTATATTGAAGCTAATCACCTAAACGAAACTAAACCCGAATCATATAAGCATGAGTACCTGGGGGAAGTTACTGGAACAGGTGGAGAGATATTTGATAATGTTAGTTGTAGAAAAATAAGTAATGAAGAAATAGAAGAATTTGAGTGCATTAAAAGAGGGATTGACTTTGGTTATGCCGTAGATCCATTTAGTTATGTAGTTATGAATTATGATAGAAAGTACAAAAGGCTATTTATATACCATGAATACTATAAAGTAGGTTTAAGCAATTACAACGCATATCAAGAAGTAACCAAAGAGAATACAAAGAATGAACTTATAATAGCAGAGAGTGCAGAGCCTAAGAGTATTAATGAATTAAATCAATATGGATTAAGGGTTACACCAGTTAAAAAAGGAGCCGACAGTATAGATTACGGAATTAAGTTCCTTCAATCACTCGAAAGTATTATAATAGACGATACAAGATGCCCTGAAACTGCAAGAGAGTTTTTAAACTATGAACTTGTTAAAGATGCTAATGGAAACTGGAAAGCAGGATATCCCGATAAAAACAATCATAGTATAGATGCAACAAGATATGCGTTGAATTATGAATGTATGCAACATAGAGATAATACTAAGTCAAAAGCTAAACGTGATGAATTTCTATATAGGGATAAGGTCAACAGTTATGAGTTAGATGATAGTTACATTAACATGGGTAGATAATCGTATTTAAAAATCCACTAGGAAGTGCTAGAGGTACCACAACAACGATAATTAAATAAATCATTCCATATAACACTTATTATATTGAATGAAAAGAGGGGGATAAAATGTGTAATTGTAAATATTCTGATAAGCAAATAAAAACTTATCCCGATGGTCAAACTTGGGAAGATGAAAACACAAGGGTTGAAATAATAAATGGTAAAATGGAAGTAACTTTAAATCTAGGAGATTATGAAGCGGAGGGATTTGAAGAAATAGAAATTAATTATTGTCCATTTTGCGGTGAGAAGGTGATTAAATGAATAATATTATCTTAGCAATTACATTAGTAGTTGCTTTTTTTATGTGTATTAAAGCTTATACGTTAGGCTTAAAGCATGGCAAACAACTAAGCCTTTCAATAGTACCTAAATTTGGATTGAACCCTATAAGAGAGTTCAAACAAGTTACAATACAACGAGAAGAAACCAAAGAACAAACAAAAATATCCAATGAACTGGATGAAGTAATGGGAGCAACTAGAGAGAGTATGCTCAATTCAATTAAAGGTAGGTGATTAGATGCAACAATTTGATAATACAGAGGAACAAAGGTTATATGAGGATGGTATCATTTATAATAATAAGCTAAATATATATGCTAAAACAGAATTAAATCAAAATATGTATGCAGGCAACCAATGGCTAGGAGTAGTTACAAATGGATTAAGTAAGTGGACTTTTAACATATGCAAGAGTGCTATTAATTACTTCGTAGCGTTCGTATGTAGTCAAAAGGTTAAGATGCAGTATTCAGCGGAGAACATACCTGACGAGCCTGACAACCCGCAAGATCAACAAGTTAAAGAGTTTGTTGAACTTATGAGCAACATGGCTGATATGAAGTGGGAAAAGGATAAGATGGATAGTAAACTCCGAACACTTATGTTAGATGCAGCA